CGATGTCCGATTTGCAACACAAGCTTGACGACATCGAAACCCAGAGAGATACAGTACGCGAAACCATTGCCACTATGATGAAAGAACAGGGTGTAGATTCTGTTCGGACTAAACACGGCACGGTGTCTCGCACAATTAAAGAACGCTTCTGGGCTACTGATTGGACAGCACTTTATAATTATATTTTGGAGCATGGTGCCCCGGAGTTATTAGAGAAGCGCGTTCATCAGACAAACATGAAGGAATGGATTGAAACCCATAGGGATGATTTTCCACCTGCATTAAATATAGACCGGTCATACACGGTCTCAATCCGTAAGAACCGTAAGACAGGAAAGGAGGGTGAAGATGAGTGATGTTAATAGTCCGCTTTTACCTACGGCGGAAGCCGCTAAGTATTTGCGTATAGGTCAGTCATTGCTTAATCGAATGCGGCGCGAGAATACTGGGCCTGATTATGTCAAGCTAGGTCGCAAAGTATTTTATAGGCAAGTAGAGTTAGATAAGTATATAGAATCAAATGTATTTGACTTACAAGAATATAACACCAGAGTAGAGTTAGACAAAATTAACAAATTATTTATTAGTTCTAAAGGAGAATGACATGAGTACAGCAGTTGGTTTATTCGGTGGTAACTTAGCAATCCCTGAGCACATTCGCGCTCGTGGTTTAAGTGCCAACACATTAGCATTAGCGGGTAATAATTTAACCCCATCAGGCAAACGTATCTCAACAGAAGGCGGTGTATTCCGCATGATTGTTGGTGGTAAAGAAATTGCGAAGAGCAAAGACCGCGAGATGAATATCATCATCGTGAAGACAGCTCCAAACAACAACCGTATCTACTACGATCCATCTGTCCCATACGTTCGTGGTCAAGCAACAGCACCAGCATGTTCATCAGCAGACGGTATTAAACCAGACGCTCGTGTGAAAGAACCACAAGCTAGTGCATGCGATAAGTGCCCACAAAACATCGCGGGTTCAGGTAATGGTGAGTCACGTGCTTGCCGCTACCAACGTCGTATTGCTGTAGCACTAGAAGGCGACATCAGTGGTGATATCTACCAAATGACATTGTCAGCTACATCCGTGTTCGGTCGTACCCAAGGCACAGAGAACCTACCATTAGAAGCGTATGCACGTATATTAGCAACGAACAACGTGAACATTGAAGACGTGGTAACTAAGATGGAGTTTGATACAGACTCATCTACACCGAAGCTAACATTTAGTGTTGCGCGTTTCTTAGACCAAGATGAAGTTAGTCAATCGATTGCTCAAGGTGAAACCAAAGAAGCGGAGTACGCAGTGGGTATGGGTGGTAGCACAACGCCTGCACTAGCGGCGCCAGTAGTGATGGTAGAAAAAACTATTGCTCCACCTCCACCTAAGAAGACTGGGTTTCAACCAGTAGTCGAGGAAGAGGAAGCGCCAGTTGCTGCGGCTGCACCAGCGGATGAGGAGGAAATCCCTGAGCCAGTCAAGGCTGTAAAGACAGATGCACCTGGAAGAACAGCCGCAATTAATAATGTGCTTGCGGCATGGGGCGAGTAGTCCTATAATTAATACCCGCCCTTAAATGGGTGGGTATTAAAATTACAATAACCATTTCGGAGAATGGAGATTTTCATGGACTCGCTTATAAAAAGCGTAGTGCCTTCTGTCGGCTTTTACTGCTTAACTACAATACAAAATAAAGCTGTTCGTTCTGAGTTTTTTGATGACAGAGACGAGCTAGTTAAGACAGGACTTGCGGCATCGAGAGCAGGGAAAAACGCATACTATGCTATGGCATCATTCAAAGATGCATCGGCACGCGTACAAGATAACGTACAGTATATAAAATCGTTTTGGCTTGATGTTGATTGCAAGAACAAAGACCCTGAGAAAGACTATGCAAACAAAGACGATGGTATACAAGCCATCCAAGCATTCTGCAAAAAGCACGCCTTCCCACGCCCAATCGTTGTAGATTCAGGTAACGGTTGGCACGTCTATTGGGCACTGACTGAAGCTATCCATCGTGATGAGTGGCAACCAATCGCGGACAAACTAAAATCATTGTGCTTGCTTGACGGCTTGCGTATTGACCCGGCATGTACAGCAGACAGCGCACGTATCCTACGTATTCCAAACACACTTAACTATCGATTTGACACACCGTCAGAAGTTAAGATTATGATGGAGAGCCCGGAAGTTGAGTTAGGCTTACTGAGTCTGACCATCGATGTAGCATATGATTCCCTTGACGTTCCGCAAAAACCTTTATCACTAGGCACCCCGGTCAAGCGCGAACTCAGTGCGACAACCAAGGCGTTACTAGGTAACAGCGTATCCTCATTTAAAAAGATATTGACTCGCACAGCAAATGGTACAGGTTGCGCACAGATAGCGCACTGCGTTGAGAACCAAGGGACAATTGAAGAACCTTTGTGGCGTGGCATCTTATCGGTTGCCAACGTATGCACAGACAGAGATAAAGCAATTCATTTCGTATCGAACCAACACCCGGAATACGATCCAGATTTTACAGAAGAGAAAGCCAGCAAAACAAAGGGGCCATATACCTGTGCAACCTTTGATGGGCTACGCGCGAACGTATGCTCTAGCTGCCCGAATTATAAAAAGATTACTAGCCCAATACAGTTGGGTAGTGAGATAGCGGCTTCACAAGAGCCGGTAGTAGTAAACATAGCTGAAATTAAAAAACCAGTGGCAACAAACCAACCTGCTGAGGTTGCGCAAACAACAAACGAGACGGCTACAGTAACGCAGATAAAACCTCCCCCGGTTGATCTGACCGCACTGGATGCTAGGCTTGCAAGATTTCACCATGAGCAGTTAAACGTAACGATACCTATACCACCAAGACCATATTTACGCGGTGTTGATGGGGGTATTTATAAACAGACAAGAGCGGAAGATGGGACATTTGAAGACGTATTAATTTACGAAGATGATTTCTATCCGCATGCTCGACTATATGACCCAGTAGATGGGCAAGTTTTGGCTTGTAGATTACATATGCCGATGGACGGGATACGAAACTTTAATATCCCTTTAAAATCCGTAGGTTCGAAAGACGAATTGCGCAGGTTAATCTGTAGCCAAGGCGTTGCTGCATCTGAAAATACTGTAAAAGAGTTGAGTTTTTATTTGATAGCAATGACAAAGGAGTTAAGACAAATGCATGCAGAAGAAAAAGCAAGGACCCAAATGGGTTGGCAAGAAGATAATAGTTTTGTGTTAGGCAACCGTGAGTATTCTAAGACAGGTATTCGCCACTGCCCACCATCATCGGCAACGATGAACACACAAAACACATTCCGTATGGAAGGCACACTATCAGAGTGGCGCGACATCATAGATGTATATAAGCAACCGGGTTTTGAAATCCATCAGTTCTTATATTTCTTTATGACAAGCTCACCTCTGCTTAGGTTCATCGACCAGCCGGGTATGATGGCCAGTATGATTAGTGACGAGTCTGGTGTAGGTAAGTCTACGCTAGGGCAATTGTGCAACAGCTTTTGGGGACACCCGGACGAGATGACATCCATGCCACACGACACTATCAATGCGGTAGTTCATCGTATGGGTGTGTACAACAACCTAGGTTTCTACATCGATGAGTTCACAAACAAGACAGCTGAAGTGTGTAGTGACATTATCTATATGGCCGGTCACGGTCGTGGTAAAGAACGGATGTCGAGCAGTGCCAACGTAGAGCGCGTGAACAATACGCACTGGGCACAAAACACAATGGTCAGCGCCAACGCTTCACTGACTGATAAGGTAGCATCACTTAAAGCATCAAGCGAAGCGGAGAACATGCGTATATTTGAATTTGATATGCGTGGATCGCCCGTGCTAGATAAGGCATATGCTGACGCTAAGTTCTCAAAACTAAAAGAAAACTACGGTGTAGGTGGTCATATCTATGCGGCGTGGTTGGTTGAGAATGTGCATCAGATTAAAGGCTTGGTTGAGGATACACGTAAGCGCCTAGACGAGCGGTTCAAGTTCACCAGCAAGGAACGTAAATGGTCAGCTGCTATCGCTGCGGCCTACACCAATGCGGCACTTCTCCGTGAACTTGGCCTAC